AGCACCGTTCGGAAGTGAAGTAGCATGAAAACCAGTCATAGCTATACTCAATACATCTATTTCTCCCTCAACAAAAACTACTGATTCTTTATCGTGAACCCTGTTGTAGTTATATAAAACTTGCTCGGCGTCCTTTTCTTGACGGAACTTTTTATCAACTGATCTATATTTGATATTTGCTAAACTACCATTAGCTTTAAAGTACTGAAACGCTATCCAACCATTTGAATCCTGAACGATATTATGTTCATCAATGATATCTTTACTGATGCCTCGTTTGTTGAAGAACTCATACAGGCCATTATTTTTCACAGGTTTTGGAGCCTCAGGTATTGAGTAGCGTTTAGGTTTATTAGCTGAATAAGATGGTCTATCGTATTTGAAGCAACTTCCCTTGAAGCCACAATGATGACAAAGCCAAACAGTACCTTCTTCATTTATAGTTACTGAAAGAGGGTTATCTCTTGGATTGTGATTATGAGGTTGGCATTCAGGACATTTCACTTTCTGAGTACCATGGTCAAAAGACCTCAATTTAATACCGTAATCTAGCGGTTCTTTTCTATCGTTCATTTTATCTCCTTACCCTGCAATAGAGTTCAAGTTATTATCTTTAACGTCCTTTACTCCTATGACGTAACCGTGTTCATCAGTTTCAAACGCATCAAGCCATCGTTCTTGATTGAGCCAAGTTGAAGCATGAGGTATGAATCGTTCTTCTGTTTGTTCGTTGATTCGTGCAAAATATTTAGCACCATGAATAATCTTTGACCAATGTTTCTCATCAAACTTTAGGAAACTCTTATATGCGTGTTTCTTAGCTACATTCCTTGGATAATGTTTCCAAAACTCTTGGAATGCGTCGTTATATATTTTTGTATCATCTTTAGTATTAGTGGGTTCTGGAACCCTCTCCCTCGGGGTGCTTATGACCCTATGGGTTTCTGCACCACCACCCAAAGTCAGATGATATCTATTTGAAGTGTAACCACCATTTTCAGCTATCCTGTTTTCTATTCTCAATAAGCCAAGTTGCTCAAACTCTTTAATAGCTTTTTTCACTCCTCCTGAATCTTTAAGGCCAACCATCTTTGCTATGTGTTTATATGATGGGTAGCAAGTACCTTGTTCATCACAGTAGTTTGCTAGGATTACGAGTATGAATTTCTTAGTAGGCGTTAAACCTTCAACTCTTAGTGCTTTGTTTAGGCATTCAATAGACATGATTTCAGTATACCTCCTCTCTAGAAAAAGGAAACCCAAAACGGAATAGATGTATCATTTCAATCTATCCCCATGGGTTTTCTCATACGAACGTATTTGTTTTTGTAGTTTTGTTGCATACGTTTCCGCTAATTTAAGTTTTTTGTCCCATGCCTCCTTTCGTTTCAGCATCCTTAAATATCTCGTTTTGACAACATCAGTCTTTTCTTTAACAACAGGGTTAGCTATCGCTTCTCTTGATTTGCGGATATAACCTCTTGATATAACAAAGTTTGTGAACCTCCATTCAAGCAAAGAGTGATTCACGCAATGTGGTCGTTCATTTGGAAACTTTTGGTAACCCATCCAATGACCAAAGTCGTGAACTATATTAGGCCAACCATGGGAAGGATTGATTGATAGAACATTGTTCCTAACCCAAGTACGTCTATTGCCACTAACTTGTTTGACTTTGTATGGCATGGTTCGTTTGAACTCTTTACGCCAAAATCGTTTAAGGCAATTAACCGCAGTTTTATAATCAACAGCTTCTTGATCATTAAAATCAAAACGTATGTTGAAACCCTCATCTTTCCATACTTGGTTGGAACGTTCGTACCATGTCATTGATTCAGCTGATGTCTTCATTTGATTCTATACTCCTTAACAGTCTCAGCTGTCTGTGGAACATAGTCGTAAACTGTCACATCGCCACGATGTCCTGACCAACCGATAAGCATGTCGTCAACATCTTTGATGATCCAACCACCCATACGGCATGTAGAAAGTTCTTCACTAGGTACTTTGTCATAGGAAGGGTAAAGCTCAGCAGCTTTAGTTAGGAAAGCATTGATTGCTTCATTGTAATTTAAGTGTTTCATTGTATCTCCTTGTCAATTTATATATTCAGTATAACGCCTCTCTATAAAATGACAACCCATTTCGGAATAATAATTATTGAGTATTCTTCCTTTTTGGTATATTTTAGATTACCATGTGAGAAAATCTGAGAATTTATGAACACTAAAACCCGCAATATGAAATTGACTGATACGCTAAAAGCGAAACTCAGGAACGAGTTTGTTCAAGGCATACAAGATGAAAATGGGTTAGTCAGATACCCAACGCTTGAAGAACTTCACAAGGTCAATAAGGTCGCAAAATCAACACTTTACAGGGTAGCTAATAAAGAAAATTGGAAGTTTGAAAGAGAGAAATACCAACAAGAATTGGCAGCAAAATTAGATGAGCAGAATATAGAGTTGAAGGCGAATGAATCAAGCAAGTTTGATACAACTAGTCTCAACATAGCAAAATCACTCATGGCTACCGTGGGACAGGCCATCAACAGAAACGCTATTGATATCAATGAGGGCAAAGATGGGTTGATACCATCTCAACTCAACGCACTTGCAAATACTGCTACAACAGCACAGAGACTTGCCAAATTAGCACTAGGCGAAATAACACATAACGTAAATATAAATGCAAATATCCAGCAAGAAGCATTCAGAGAAGCTATGGAACTCCTTGACGAACTTGAAGCAGCCAAGCGAGATAGCAGCCTTCCAACTACGCACTAAGTGGGGAAGGTCAGCTAGACCTAAGCAACTCAAACCTACTGATGACCATAATCTATGGTTAATACTTGCGGGTAGAGGTTGGGGTAAGACCAGAACAGGCGCACAAGATATCGCAGCTTATGCTTTGACGAATCCTAATGTTGTATGTGCAGTAGTTGCTCCCACACATGGAGACTTGCGTAGAGTTTGCTTCAACGGACCGAGTGGCCTCATGTCTATTATACCTGAGGAGTGCTTCGCAAAGAGTCGTGATTTTAAAGGTTACTCAGCTTCAACATCTGAAATAAGATTGTTCAACGGCTCAAAGATTGTTGGATATGCAGCGATTGATCCTGACAGGTTGAGGGGACCACAGTTTCATAGAGCATGGTGCGATGAGTTAGCAGCATGGAGATATCCAGAAGCATTTGACCAGTTAATGTTCGGTTTACGTTTAGGGGATAAACCACAAGCAGTAATTACTACAACGCCGAAGCCAACAGCGTTGATAAAAAAGCTAGTTGAAAGAACTGATGTGCATGTTACAAGGGGTAACACATTTGAGAACGAAGATAACTTAGCACAGTCTGCTTTGGAAATGCTCAAAGAAAGATATGAAGGTACTACTCTTGGCAGGCAAGAGCTTTATGCGGAAATAGTTGACAATGTTGAGGGTGCTTTATGGAACTCAACAATGATTGATGAAACGCGATTAATCAATGAAGAAAGAGATTTGACGCATATAATTGTGGCTATTGACCCTGCGGTTACTGCAAATGCCAATAGTGATGAAACAGGTATTGTAGTAGTTGGTAAAGACGCGTTAAACAGGTTTTACGTGCTTGAAGATTTATCTGGTAGGTATTCTGCTGATAAATGGGGTAGAATAGCAGTAAATGCTTTTTATGATTGGGAGGCAGATAGAATCGTAGCAGAGGTAAATAATGGTGGTGACCTTGTGGAAAGACTTTTAAGAAGTATTGATACAAATATACCCTTCCGTTCAGTTCATGCAACTAGAGGTAAAATTGTGCGTGCTGAACCTATCTCCGCTTTATATGAACAAAAAAAAGTGCATCATATGGGAACATTCCCAGAACTTGAGTCACAAATGTGCACCTTTACAGGAGAGACGGGTTCTAGTCCTGACAGACTTGACGCTCTTGTTTGGGGTTTATCTGAACTTAGCAGATCAAGAGGAACAGTACAATGGAGGATTAGCTAATGGCAGACAACAGGAACTTTTTTCAAAGACTATTTAATGTTCAACAACAAGAGTTGAAGCAAGCAGGCTCAATGGTCGGTTATTTCGGTATCAACTCAGGCGGTGGCAAAGAATATAAATATGAAGACCTTGCAAATGAAGGTTACAAAAAAAATGCAATCGTTTACAAATGTGTAAATGAAATAGCAAAAGGAGCAGCCTCAGTTCCTTTCATGCTAAAGGCAGGCGACAATGTTATAGAAGAACATCCTGCGATTGAGCTTCTAAAAAGACCTAACCCGATACAATCATATAATGAATTCTTCAACGCTCTGTTCGGCTATCTTTTACTAAGCGGGAATAACTATATGTTGAAGGTGGGACCCGAGAGGGGTGCGCCATCTGAACTGCATTTGTTAAGACCTGACCGAATGGTAATCAAAGGCGGAGGAAGACCTATACCTGACAGATATGAATATATACTGAACGGAAGAATACAAGACACATATTTAGTTGATCAAAACACAGGCGATTCAGAAATTAAACATACTAAGCTGTGGAACCCATTAGATGACTTCTATGGATGTTCTCCGTTATCAGCAGCAGCAGTTGAGGTTGATCAACACAACTTATCCTCTAAGCACAATATCAATCTCTTAAATAACGGAGCACGTCCTAGCGGAGCAGTTGTATTCAAGCCTAAAGATGATTCAGGTATGCAAGTGAATTTATCAGAGGCACAAAGACAACAACTACTAACTGATTTAAATAATAGGTTTAGCGGTACACAAAACTCAGGAAGACCAATGTTGCTTGAAGGGGATTTTGATTGGAAGGAAATGGGACTCAGTCCAAAAGACATGGACTTCTTAAATCTAAAACACATGAGTGCAACAGATATAGCTATGTGTTTTGGAGTGCCTAGTCAATTAGTAGGCGTACCTGATGCGCAGACTTATGCAAACGTAGCAGAGGCAAGACTCGCACTTTATGAAGAAACAATTATTCCTTTATTAAGATTAGTGCAATCTGATCTGAATGAATGGTTGTTCCCTCAGTATGATGAAAGACTTGAATTTGAATATGATATTGACAAAATACCTGCATTAGCTGAAAGACGAAGAAGGATTTATGAAAATATATCACAAGCTGTTCAGCACGGAATAATAACAAGGAATGAAGCAAGAGAGCAGATAGGCTTGTCACCTATTGAGGGAGGCGATGATATTTATATATCTGCAACTTTGTTTCCTCTTGGTAGTGAAGTACCCGCAGAACCCGATGATCCATTACTAGATGAAGTAGAAGATGAAGACGAGGAAGAAAAGGCGTTATCTGACATTGACACAGTTCCAACAGATGGAATGGTCACCGAAGCCGAAAGAGGACTCAACTGGAACCGAGAGTTTGGAAGAGGAGGAACAAGAGTTGGCCTCACAAGAGCCAATCAAATCAAAAACAAAGAAAACCTCTCAATAGATACAATCAAACGTATGCACAGCTTTTTTGCAAGGCATGAAGTTGACAAACAAGCAGAAGGATTTAGACAAGGGGAAGAAGGTTACCCAAGCAACGGACGTATCGCGTGGGCGTTATGGGGTGGAGATTCAGGACAGTCTTGGGCGAGAAAAAAAAGAGACCAGATTGAACGAGAAGAATCTAAAGCAGATGATGCGATAGATGAAACTGAGACGCACGTAGATGCTCCTGAGGACGAGAAAGCATTGAGCGGTAAGGTCAAGGAAGGGTTGAAAAACAAGGTTGCTAAACACAATGAAAAGTATGGAGACAAACCCACAAAGAGAGCAACTCTTAGAATGCTTGAAGCGGTCTTCCGCAGAGGAGTAGGTGCTTACAATACAAACCCTCAATCTGTAAGACCAAGTGTAAATAATAGTGACCAGTGGGCGTATGCTCGCGTGAACAGTTTCCTTAGCGCATTGAGGACAGGAAGATTCAGAGGAGGAAAGCATGACACGGATTTATTTCCAAAAGGCCATCCTCTTAGTTCAAAAAAATGACAGCAGCTCTCAAACTTTCTCATAAAGAGTTCCACAACTTCCGTAGAGGGAGAATAAGAACCCGCACGGAAATAAGAAGAAACATAGCTTTGAGAAAAAACCTAGAACGACTTATATATTCAAGATTATTCAAAGCGTTTAGCAAGATAATAAAATCAAGAGCCTATCTCTATGGCGAGTTCATGACGTTTGAATTGTCATCTACCGTGCGGGATTTGAATGAAGAAATGTTACCAGTGCTTGAGGAATTTTATAGAACAGTATTCCAAAGAGTTTACGCTAGTAATTCTGAAGCATATGAAATGGGAACAAAGCAAGATGATCTTGAAGCAGTGGTGTTTGGAAGAAACACAAATATAGAAAGAGAAGTACGAAGATTTTTCAGGGAAAGGCAACTAGTACTTGCAGGTATCTCAGTCCGTATAGCAAACAAAATTGACCAGATAATAAAAAAAGGCAGAGCAGATAACTTAACGCTTCCTCAAATAGCTAGAAATATTGCGCAGTTTGCCATGCCTTTTGCAAGGAGCCGAGCAGCTATGATAGCAAGGACTGAAACTCATAACGCAGCAGGATATGCAAACCATAGATATCATCAAACAGTAAAAGAAAACCTAGACATTGACATGGTGAAGCGATGGGTGTCAGTTGCGGATGGCAGGACAAGAGACGCACACAGATTCGCTAACGGGCAAACAAGAAAATTAGAAGAGGATTTTAGTATAGGCGGAAAACCGATGGCACACGTCGGCGATCCAAGAGGCGGTGCAAAAAATACGATAAATTGTAGATGTGTGATTGTTTACGCAGATCAGCAAGATATTGTGGTAAACTAAGAAATTGGTTATATTGTACAACTACACCTATATTAAAAGGGGACTGATATAATATAATTATGATTTGGAGACAGAACTATGAGCAGCCAATTTACAGAAACTGATCAAGAGCTAACTGTCTGTAGTAGTGACTACGATTCCGACGAAGATTCTAAAGAGAATGAAGTTAAAGAGCAAATAAGACGAGATGTCTTTACTACCGAAGCTGAAGCGGACGCGAGAGCTGAAGAAATAGGCTGTGTCGGTAGTCATTCTCATGATGAAGACGGTAACGAAGTTTTCATGCCATGCAAAACTCACGACGAGTACATAGAACTAACAGGTCGTGACGTATCAGGTTACAAACCAAAGAAACCGAAAAAGAAAGAAGAAGAAGCTGAAATAGAAAGCGAATATCTTGACGTTCGGTCAGAAATCAAAGCGTACGAAGAAGATGAAGACGACAAACAATATGGTCGTTTTGAAGGGTACGCCTCAGTATTTAATAACACAGATTTAGGTAACGATGTAATAAAGACTGGTGCTTTTCGTAAATCTCTCAAAGCTAGAGGTGTGAAAGGTATCAAGATGTTATATCAGCACAAATCAGATATGCCTATCGGTATCTTTGAAGATATCAGAGAGGACGACAAAGGATTATATGTCAAAGGAAGACTTGCATTGAGAACAACAGCAGGTCGTGATGCTTATGAATTACTCAAGATGGGAGCGATAGACGGAATGTCTATTGGATTCAGAGCAAATCCTGACGAAGTTTCTTACGATAAGCGTTCAAGAAAGCGCATGATCGGAGAGGTAGATTTAATGGAAGTATCACTTGTTACATTTCCTATGAATCCAAGTGCACGGATACGTAGTGTGAAAGGCGAGGTTATTTCTATTAGAGAATGGGAAAACGGAATGCGAGATGCTTTCTCTCTTTCTCGTTCAGAAGCAAAAATGGCAGCAAAAGCTGTTCATGAAGTATTTATTCAGCGAGACGTTGAGGAAAATACGGAGTTGGTAGACGCCATTAAACACTTAACTTTAACCTTAAAAAATATCTAAAGGAGGCATTATGTCAGAAGATATTAAATCGGTTATCAATGAGTTAGGTCAAACGTTTTCAGAATTTAAAAAAGCGAATGATGAACGCATTGATAAGATTGAAAAAGGCGAAGGTGTGGATGCTTTACTGGAGAGCAAGTTAGAAAACATCAATACGAAGTTAGACGAACTTTCTGATAGTAAAGAGGCCATGCACGAAGCCAAAGAGCAGAGTGCTCAAATCAATGAAAAAGTAGCGAAGATTGAAACTGTTCTTTCAAGACCAGGATCAGGACTTGATGCAAAAAGCATTGATGAGCATACGGCAGCATTTGACAAGTATTGCAGAAAAGGCATAGATCAACTTGATCAAATGGAAAAGAAAGCGTTGACTGTTAGTAATGACAGTACAGGCGGATATTTAGCACCACCAGAATATGTGAGGGAGTTACTAAAAACAGTAACCGAAATCTCTCCTATCCGTGGGTTAGCTAGAGTTCGTTCCACAGGGCAAAGAAGCATCCAAGTTCCAAAAAGAACAGGACAATTCGCAGCACAGTGGGTCGCTGAAAGCGGAACCAGAAGTGAAACTACTGGCTACACCGTAGGACTTGAAGAAATCCCTGCGCACGAGCAATACGCTCTTGTGGATATTTCTGAGCAAGACCTAGAAGACACAGTCTTCAACTTGGAAGCAGAAATGCAATCTGAGTTCAGTGAGCAGTTTGCAAAAGCTGAAGGTACTGCGTTCGTTAGCGGTGATGCAGTCGGTAAACCTGAAGGATTACTTACTAACTCTAATGTTAGTTCAGTAAACTCAGGAGCAGGTGCAGCGTTGACAGCAGATGGTCTTATTACTTTGGTACACAGCATTAAGTCTGAGTATGGAAGGAATGGTACATTTGTATTCAACAGAAGCACATTAGCTGCCATCAGAAAACTGAAAGATACTGCAGGTCAGTATGTATTTCAGGCCAACATGTCTTTAACAGGCGGAGCAACAGGGACTATTCTCGGTTATCCATTCGTTGAGGCAACAGATATGCCAGACGTAGGTGCGGGTGCTAAACCTATCATCTTCGGCGATTTCAACAGGGCATATATGATTGTTGATAGGGTGTCTCTTGCAGTATTGCGTGATCCGTTCACACAAGCTACAACTGGTAATGTTAGATATATTGCTAGACGTAGAGTTGGTGGACAGGTTGTTCAAGCAGAGGCGATAGTTAAACAAAACATCTCAGCGTAAGGGGGACATAATGAAAGATTTAGCAAATAATATTGCAGTAGTTCAATCATTGGCTCCTGCTGTGAGAACTGCAGATGCCAACGGTACTGGCGTAGACCTACAAGGTTTTGAAAGTGCCATGGTATTAGTTGATATGGGTGCAGAAGGAGATACATTGTCAGGATCAGTCAAGATTGATTTCAAACTTGAAGAAAGTTCAGACAATAGTTCTTTTTCAGCAGTTACATCAAGTACTGCGGTTACAGAAGGAACAGTAGACAGTAACGGTGTTTTCGCCACTTTTGACGATAATGCTGAGGCTCCTGCTGTTGCCACCATCGGTTATGTTGGCGGTGCAAGGTATATCAGAGTTGTTGCAGACCACACAGGTACGCACAGCAATGGTTCGCCTTATTCCGTTAGCGTAGTCAAAGGTGCAGCTAGACACAGCAGCGATGCTTAATTGTGTTAACTTGAGGTCGGGGAGGAAACTCCCCACCTCTTTTTTTAAAGGAAGGTAAGACATGGCGTATAAAATTTTAGTACCGAAGCCAGCAGCTTCCAATTCTCACGGGACAGAAACAAAGTTATATGAAGCGGGTGAAGTGGTTGATGCTAAGGAAGATTGGCAAAAATCAATCATGGACTCATTCGTGGAAAATGGTTGGGCAATAGAAACAAAAGATGTTCAATCAGAAAATGTTGTAGAAGAAGGTGTAGCAGAACCAGTTGAACCAGAGCCAAAAAGAGCTAGGGACGACAAAGGACACTACAAAGCAGATGATCCTTCAACTCCTGACGTGAATGAAGCATATGAGGGTGGCAAAGCACCAAAGAAAAAACGCACTTACAAGAAAAGAACGACTAAGAAAAAAGATTCTTAAGTCAAAGAGTGTTATTATTAAGTATGCAGAAGCATAGGATGGTAGATGCCATGACGACAATAGGAATATGTATTTATGAGTGCAGGCTATCATCATTTTGTAATAGAACAAGGAGCGACATTTGGTCAGACGTTGACCTTAAAAGACTCTTCTGATTCCCTCATCAATTTGACTGGGTACACCTCTGCCGAAATGGATTTGAGGACTGACCCAGAGCAATCAAGTACCGTACTCACTCTCACAACTGCAAACAGTCGTATAGCCTTAGGCGGATCAGCAGGCACCGTAACTCTCACTCTTTCAGCATCTGAAACTGATGCGTTGACTGCGGGAGACGGATATTACGATTTAGAAATAACAAACTCTGCGGGATTCGTAACTCGTTTATTAGAGGGAACTTACAGCGTTAGGAGGAACGTGTCTAGATGAGCACAGTAAATAGTATAACAGTCACAGACGTTTCTAATATATCTGTAACTACTGTTGGGACACAAGGCGTAGCGGGACCGAATACCATACTAGGTAGGTCTGTTGCAGATTCAACCACGTCAACCGCAGGTAGTCTCCTAGTTTATGATCATGGAAACTTACAATGGGTTGACTCGCAATCTACGGCAGCACAGTCATTAACAGCAAAACTATATAATCTTCAATTCACTTCTGGCGGAGCAGCCGTCACAGGAATACTTGATGAAGATAACATGGGTAGTAATAGCAATACTAAACTTGCTACTCAACAATCAATCAAAAGTTACGTTGACGCACAAAACGCAGCACAGGCCATAAACTTCCAAGGGGATACAGGTGGCAATCAAAGCGTAACTATAAATTCAGAAGTCATGAATATACTCGGCGGAACAGGTATAGCTTCCGTAGGTAGTGATGACACAATAACTCTTAACATTGATTCAACAGTTGCAACGCTCACAGGATCGCAAACACTTACAAACAAAACATTAACTAGCCCTATTATAAATACTGGTGATATTAACAATCCAGATATTGACGGAGGAACGCTGACAGGAACAGCGATTGATAACTCTGTCATAGGTGCAAACACAGCAGTAGCGATTACAGGAACTACTATAACTGCTACAAGTTTTGTTATAGGTAGTGCAACTATCACGGAAGTTGAGTTAGAAATACTTGACGGTGCTACTTTATCAACTGATGAAATTAACTTACTGGACGGAACCACAACAGGAACAGTAGTTGCCTCAAAAGCATTAGCGGTTGATTCCAACAAAGATATTACTGGCTTTAGGAACATAACCTTAACAGGAGAACTTGACGCAGGAAGCCTTGATATATCAGGCAACGCTGACATTGACGGAACACTTGAAGCCGATGCAATAACTGTAAATGGAACTGCTTTAGGCGAAGTTATTTCTGACACAGTAGGAGCGATGATTAGCTCCAATACTGAAAGCGGTATATCAGTTACGTATGATGATTCAGACAACACCTTAGACTTTAACGCAGATGATTTCACAATATCACTAGCAGGAGATTTATCAGGTTCAGTAACGATTACTGACTTAGCAAGTGCTTCTTTAACTGCAACTATTGTAAATAACGCAGTAGCTTTAGGAACAGATACAACAGGAAATTATGTAGCAACAATAGCACAAAGCAACACAGGTATAGATGTTGCAAACTCTGGAAGCGAAACAGCAGCAGTCACATTAGGTTTAAACACTGAGCACGTGCAAGATTTAGTCGGTGCTATGTTCAGTAGCAACACCGAAGACGGTATCGCTGTAACGTACCAAGATTCAGACGGAACTATTGATTTAAATGTTGATGATTTCACAGTCACATTGAGTGGAGACGTAGCGGGAAGCGGTACAGTCACAAACTTAGGCGATGTAAATATATCAACTACTGTTCAAGCTAATTCGGTGGCTCTTGGAACTGATACGACAGGTAACTACGTCGCTACAATTTCCGCAGGAGAAGGTATAGACGTTTCTGGAAGTGGTAGTGAGTCTGCAGGAGTTACTATTAGCGCAGAAGATGCCACCGACTCAAATAAAGGTATAGCATCATTTGACAGCACAGATTTTGCCGTTTCAAGCGGTGATGTAACACTTGTTCCAGAACGTATTCAAGATATCGTAGGAGCGATGCTTTCAAGTAATACAGAAAGCGGAATATCAGTCACATATCAAGACTCAGATGGAACAATAGACTTTGATGTAAGCGACCCAACCATAGCGTTATCAGGAGATGTAGTAGGTACGGCTACTATGACAAATCTCGGTAACGTAACTATAAGCACAACTATCCAAGCTAACTCAGTTGCTTTAGGGACAGACACGACTGGTAATTATCTTTTAGATATATCAGCAGGCGAGGGTATTGATGTTTCACACACACAAGGCGAAGGATCAACAGCTACGATATCAGTAGAAGACGCTACTGAAACCAACAAAGGTATAGCGACATTTGACGGAACTGATTTTACAGTTTCATCAGGCGACGTAACTATCAATGCAGAAAGAGTGCAAGATATTGTTGGTGGTATGCTTTCTTCAAATACAGAAAGCGGTATAGCTTTAACATATCAAGATAGTGACGGAACGATTGATGCAAACGTAGATGATTTCACTATAACTTTGGCAGGCGACCTTGGAGGTTCAGTCACGATAACTGATCTTGCTTCAGGGACACTTACTGCAACAATACAAGCTAACTCTGTCGCCTTAGGTACTGATACAACAGGAAACTATGTATCAACTATCACAGGTACGGCTAATGAGATAGAAGTTTCAGGTTCAGGATCAGAAACAGCAGGCGTAACGATTGGATTGCCTGACGATGTCACGATAGGCGGTGATTTAACTGTAACTGGCGATTTTACAATCAATGGAACGACTACAACAGTAAACACAGCTAATCTAGACATTGAAGACGCAACGATTAGATTCGCTAAGAACGCATCTTCATTAGCAGCTACTGACGGAGCAGGACTTGAGTTTGGAGGTTCTACAAGCAAACCAACCATACTTTGGAACAATTCAGCAGGAAGATTAGTTGCTAACAAAATATTTGAAGCAAGTTCTTTTGTTGGAGATGTAGCAGGTAACTCAACCACAGCTACAACACTAGAAACTGCAAGAACAATAGCTCTCTCGGGCGATGTAGTGGCCTCAGCGACGTCTTTTGATGGTTCAGGGAACATAACCCTATCAACTACTATTCAGGCGAACAGCGTTGCGTTAGGAACTGACACTACTGGCAACTATGTTGCAACGATAGC